TTTTTTTTTTTTTTTTTTTTTTTTTTTAAAAAAATGACTAGTTAAAACTATTGTTTGGCTAGTTCTTTATCTACTTGAATTAATGAATAATCATACAGTAAAATATATTTACTGATGTACAATGACATTTTCTTAAATGTGTTACTATTGAATTTTCCTATCTTAATATTATAAATATCCTTAAGAACCCGAGTCATTCTATGACTCTGGTCGTCAAATATGTACTCGACTTTATCAAGCCAAGAACCATATTTACCTAAAAATAGATAAAAAAATTCTACATATTCATAATTTGAAATACCGCCTAATATTAAATAGCTAAATAATCTAGTAAAACTCTTAGCTATACTATCAAAATTTCTTTTGAAATAATGCTCTGTATATAATATACCAGGCCATAATTCATTCATATCTTTATATAAAAATCCACCTCTTATTTCATATCCCAAAAATTTTCTATCACAGTTGGGCTCCGCGAAAAAAGTCTTTTCCGGTTTCACTTCTAAAGCAAAATACCGTAGCAAAAAAAACGCGAAAGAAGCGACGTCGAATTTGCTTTTGCTTATAATCGAAAAGTCGTCTCCTAACCAACTTTTAGCCACTATTTTATCTCTTGAATTCCAACCCATTAAATTTAGTGCTGTAAGTCCTAAGATCATATTAAGACAAGTGTTCTGTCCTAATGTCCATTCGGATCCACTTTTAAGTCCACCGATGGTTCGAAAACTTAAACCGCTTGGAAATAGAACTCTTCCATATATGTTTGAGTCTATATTCATGTAATCGTAAAGTTTGCGATCTAAAGGATTCGTAAAGATGATCTTCTTTTTTAATTCGGAATAAAACCTCTCGTGTAAAAAGGTAGCTCGAAAAGCATCCCATCCTGAAATATCTGTATTACAAAAATGGAAGTCAGGATTGTTATTTAAATATAATCTGAGCCTTTTCATCGAATTTTCGCCATGTATCATTCTTTGGCGCCACCAGAACTTGTTGAATTGTTTATACAATCCATGAGCAAATCTTGATTCTAACAAGATTG